CGGTCATCTCGCCGACGTCCTGCCACTCGACGTGCATGGTGCCGAACGGATTGCCGAGGTTGAACGTCAAGCCGCGGTTGAGCAGGTCAGCCACGCCGACGAGCTCGGGTAGGTACGACTGTACCACAGCCTCGTCGAACGCGATCCACTCGTCCTTCTGAAGCGTCGCGTTCGGATGGAGCCCGAAGTTCGGCCGGAGGAGATCGAGCGCCGCGCTCATCGGCTTGTTCTGCATGGCGGCCTGAGCCGTCCCATACATGAGCCGCCGCATGCTCGGCATCTGCCAGATGTTGCCAAGCATCTGCCGACCGCCGCCGGAGGCGACCATGAGATCGATCGTCGCGTTGTCCATGATCATCCTCCTCAGACGATGCGGACGCGGATGCGCGCCGCCGCACCGCTCGTGGTGACGGCCTCGAGGGCCTCGGCGACCGCTACACCCGCTGCCAGAGCGGCCAGCTCACCTGCCGCGGCCCCTTCGAGCGTGGCACCGACCGCGATGGTCTCGCCGTCCGCGAGCCAGGCATAGACTTCATCGCCGCGCTGAAACACGCGGTAGAAGGCGCGGGTCCCGGCGGCGTAGTCATCGCCGATCCCCTTGCCCTGGAGATCGTCCTCAATCGCGAAGGCGCTCCCCGCAACCGCGGCCGCCGCAAGGTCAAGGCCGGTAGCGATCAGATCGACGCGGTGCCCCGGCGTGATGGTGGTGCCCGTCGTGACTACCGCTTCACGGGTGTTGCCCGTATCGCCGCCGCCGCTCTTGAGCGTGATTGTCGAGGGGTTGGTCTTGGCCATCGCTCAGCTCCCCGCGCCATTCGCAGGCGCCGCCTTCGGCCCGAAGACCGAAGGCGGCGCCGGGGTGAACCATTCGGGCTCGGCCGCTACGCCACTCCCGCGCGGCGCCGTGAACCCGTAGTCGGTCGGCCCCTGCGGCTGGTCGGGCTCGGGCAGGAACGCGGCGATCTTGTCGAGATCGGCCATCGCCATCGCGTTGAGCTCGTCGTCGCTGTAGGGGTTGCGCGCATGCGCCTTGATCCGCGCGACCTTCTTCCCGCGCTCGGCCAGATACAGACGCCGGCCCTGCTCCTGGACCTCGATCTCCTCGGGGCTCATTGCCGACCGAATCGCCTCGCGGCGCTCCTCGGGCGATGCCGAGGCGAACAGCTCCTTGAGCGTAGGCGCCGAGGGCGCGGCGGAAGTGATGGTGTCGGGGGGCTGTTGCGTAGTGCCCTGAGTCTTGCCGTCCTGCGGGCGGTCACCCGCCGTCTTCGGATTGATCTCGGCGGTCATGACTTCCTCCTGCTCTCCGCCCTCTACGGCCCGATACTGGACTACCGGGCGAACCTCAACAACTTCGTCGGCGAACTCGACACCATCGCCGCTGATCGAATAGCCGCGCTCAAGCAGCGCCTGGCGATCCTCGGACCATGTGGCGTAGACGACCGCATCCTCGAACACGGCCACGATGTAGGCGCTATCGCGGCCGAGGGTTTCCCGAAGCGCGCGCTCTAGCAGATCGCGACGCTCATCATCGCTCATGCCCGTCGCGGCGGCCATCAGCATCGCACCGAGATCCGGGCGGGCCCCCTCGCACGGCTGCCCGGCCGCACATCCGTCGCAGCACGACGCCTCCGCGACCCGAAGGTGACCGACGTTCACCCGCGGCGCCCCGCACCCGTCATCCCACGAGCATGCGCCCCGGACCCCTTCGGGTAGGAGCGCCACATGGTCGGGCATGTAAGCGCGCTGGACGGCCTCGTAGCGCCGGCCGCCGCGCTCTCCGACTTGCGGGATGACATCGTACCATGCCGCGATCGAGACATCGAACTCCGCACCGTCCTCTAGCGCCGCGACGGACGCTTCCTCGAGCTTGGAGGGATCGATCCAGAGTTCGGCCTTGAGCTTGTCGCCGTCGAGGTGCGTGCCGAACACGGTGCCTACGCGCCAGGTGTTCCACCCGTCCGGGTCCTGGGATGCCGAAACGAACATTCCATCCCGCTGCGGGTGCCCTACCGTAACCGGCCTGCCGTTCCACGCGGTAGGGACACGGGCGAACTCTGACGCGGGATAGAGTTCTGGCGCGGGGCAGTTCGCGCACTGAAAGACGCCCTCGCGGATCAGGACGGCGGGAACGACGATGTGCTCGACGTCGCCAATGGTCTCTCGCCGAACCTCGGCACCATCCTGGCTGGTCCGGAACTCGCCGAAGACGTGACGTGCAGAAGTCGAGGATGAGGGCTTCGCCTCGCGCCATTGCCGAGCGCAGACCGCATTGCGCTGATCGGCATCCTCGAGCTCGTCCGAAAGCTCGCGGTTGCAGCGGGCGATGAAGTCGCTTCGTTCCTCGCCACCGGTCGGCTTTGGCATCGGCACGCTTGACTACCCCCGACGTATCGTGCATCTACTTAGGTGTCGGGCATGAGTACAGGCGGTGCGATGCGGGCGGCGTTTGGACGAGCGCCGCCCGCAGATTTTTCAGCTTCGCCGGCTCTCGTCAAGCAATACTTCCAACACGTCGGCCAGCTGATCATCAAATCCAGCGCGCGCAGCCTCGGCGAGGACTCGCTCCTCCGCCCGGACATCGGCGTCGAATGCGACCCACATCTCGACGTTCCGCTGCTCGATCTCATCGTCAATCGACGCGGCGCCGGCGGGCGCTCCCATCTCCACAGTGCATCGGCAGTTGATCCGGTTGCCAGGGCTCAGGTTCGGATCGCCCGGAAACATCGCCAGCTCACCTCCTACGACGAACGGCTCGCCTAGGGGCCGGACTTGCCCGTCTGCATCCACATGATCGAGACGGACGCGCTCATCCCGCTGCGAAAGCCACCATTTCGTGCGTGCCCCGGCGCGGCGGAACGCTTGCATCTTGCCAAAGTTGGCCGCCGGCGTGGCTTCGGTGCGGGCGATGCGCGCCGCGCGCGTCTCGCTCATGTCGGCGAACAGATCACGGACCCGCTGCTCCATTTCGACCCGCGTCTCGCCCGCGGCCGCAGCATCGGCCAGGGTGTCTGCAAGCTGCTTCCGGGTCTCGTCATTCACTGAGGCCAGAGACTTGCCTAGCTGCTCTCGTAGCCAGGCGTCGCCCTCGGGCGTCGTCTCGGGAAGGTCGAGCCCCAGGCGCCGCCCTATACGGCGGAAGAACCTCCCGATCACACCCCGGGCCGCCGGGATGAAGCGATCGAGCAAGCGATCGGGACGCAGTGCCGCAAGGACCCGATCAATCAGGCGATCCTGCTCGCTTCGGGCCGTCCTTACGCTCGCCGCCGGCGCTCCTTCGCCCCCGTCCTCGTCCGGCTCGTCGGGAGGCGGGGGCGGGGGTTCCCCCGGCGGCTCTTCTTCCTCGGGATCGAGGCCAAGAACCGTCTCGCGGAACTCGGCCCGCGACATCACCGGCCGCCCCATCATCTCGGCGTTCGCGTAGGCCCCTACCGCGGAGGCTACGCGCTGCGCGGTCTCGGCGCGTTGCACCGCGATCGGATCGGTGAGCGACGGCCACTCGATCTGATACTCGCCGCCGGCCGGCTCCGGCAGAATGCCGAGCGCGATCATCCGGTCGATCGTCGGGCGGATGATGATGGGCTCACAGTGGGAGGTGCGACGCTCCTCGACTCGCTGGGCCCAGGCACGCTCATCCTGGCTCGATGCCAACTCGCCGCGCTCGGAGCCGAGCAGGATACGCTTTGGAATGCCCGTAGCGCCGCTGATGACGCCTACGATGACCTCGAATACACCGCGCGGGTCCGAGACGCTGGGCGAGAGCGCCGTCACGTCGACCCCGGCCGTGGTGAGCCACCGCTGCCAGCCATGCGTGTAGAGCGCGATCTGCTCCTTCAGACCTTCCATCTGCTTGGAGTCGGACAGGATCGTAGGAGCATGCTCGGCGGGGACATTGGCATGGAGCCCCTGATAGGCGCCGCGCCACCACATCTCACCGGCTGCCGCCGTGAGCTTCAGGAGGTCCTGGAAGGCGTTGAAGGTTCGCTGTAGGCGCGGGCGCCCGAAGACCCGCCCAGAGGTTACCTCCTCGGCGACGTGGATGGCGCGTGAGGCGTGCAGCCTGGCAGTTGCCGTTGATCGACCCGCGCCAGACTGTGACACGAGCCCCGGGTCGAGCTTCACATCGTAGGAGACTGGGAGGCCGAACGTCTCTCGGGTTATATCGCCGTCGAGAGCTGTGATCGCGGCATCGCCCTCATGCAGAGCCGACAGATAGGCAAGTCCACGCGGCGTGCGAACACGGGTCGCCTCCTGCTCTGGTCGCTGCCCGGCAAGGCCGAACACGAGAACTCCATAACGCCCGACTCCGGTAACGCGATCGACGCGATCGAGCCAATCCCACAGTCGAACGCGCGCGCTCAGCTCCTGCAAAGCGCGATCGAAGGTCGTGCTTATCTCCGGATCGGGATCGTCGGTAACGATTGGATGCTCAACCCAGCACGCCGCCGCCGGCATGTCGATGACGCGCCCCGCCAAGGGGTCGCGCTCATAGAGCGCCAGATAATCATTGAATCGGATCGTCTTAGGGTAGCCTGCGGCCGTATAGACGTCCCGGCTTCCGCCGTATTGGAGGCCAAGCCGGTTGGCGAACTCGAGGCGTTCGACGATCTCCGACACCGCGGCCTGGACGGCCTGCGATGATGTGACTTCGGTCGGTGACCCGTTAGAGGACTTTCGCGCCATCCGGCGTGTTTAGCACGTCACCATTCCGGGTCAAGCAATGCCGCTACCAGGTGAGCGACGGAATGCGCATGTCCTGGGTAAGCCGGGCATAGAGCTTGCCCGCGGCGATGATCTGATCATCGTGGGTCGTCTCGTCACCGGTAAAGGCATCGGCCTCAGCGATGAAATCGGAGACCCAGCCACTGCCATCGTCGACCAGGACGATGTTGCCGGCCTCGGCTGCGGCGACGAAGGGATTTAGCGCGGTCAGTTTCGAGCCCGTAGCCCGATCGCCGCGCACCGCGAAACCGGGCAGTAGATTGCGCTGGACGTGCGAGATGTAGTTCCTGCCGCTCGCGCCCGGCTCCTCCTCGATCCAGATCGCTACCTTGCGACCATCATCGCGGGCGGTGAGCTGCAGGCGCTGCTCTATCTGCGATGACGACCATCGGCCGCGGGGGCGGACCTGGACGTAGAATACGCCGCGCTGATCGAGGCACCCTAGCGCGCTCGCGGTATAGTCGGGGTCGGTCCCATCTCCTTCCCCGGTCGCCGCGAGATCCCAGTACCTCCCCCAGGAATGCGCGTCGATCGGCCACTCCCGAATGGTCCGCCAGGTCACGTGCTTGAACAGCGAAAACCCGCGGGCCTGCGGCGACTGCTGGACCTGCGCCGACCACGCCGCGGCGGTGCGCACCATTCCGCGTAGCGTCGCCTCATCCGGGAAGCGCTCGGCCCAGTACGTCTGGCCCGGGGCCCGATTGAGGACATCGGGGAGGCCGGGCTCGGCGACCCCCGGGATGTTGATGTGCTTCCAGGTAGTCGATCGGTCGCTTTCGAGGATGTGGCTCGAGAGGTCGTCAACGTGCGTCCGCTGTGCTGCAACGACGGCGGCATTGCGGGTCGGGTGATTGACCCGGGATGGCAACACCTCATCGAAGACGAAATGGACGTGCGCGCGGTCAGCGGAGCTTTCGACGCGCTCGACATCATGTGGATCGTCGATGACCTGGACATCGCTGTCATGACCGGTGATCGCGGAGTGAAAGCTGAATGAGCGCCGGGAGCCGCCCGCGCTTAAGTCGAAGTGATCGCTCGTGTCGGCTCCTACCGCGTAGGCATCGCGCATCGTCGAATCGATCAGACCCTGATAGAACTCGCTCCCGATCAAGGCGCGGCAGCGGCGGCTATCTCGGACCACGAGGTCCTGGCGATGCGAGATGAAGAGGAACTGCACCCAGGGGCCGGCGAGCGCGCCATAATCGATCTCCTGAAGCCACGTCCACGCCGGCCAGAAGACCCCGAGGATGATCGACTTCGTGCTCCGAGGCGGCGCGTTGATCAGAAGACGCCCGTGCCCGCTCCGGGTGATCGTCTCCAGCTCCTCGCATATCAGCGTGATATGCCGACCCGGAATGAATCGGCCGGGCAGCCCGGCGTGCTGCCATCCCTGCCTGACGAGCGAGACCAGGCTGCGCCGGCAGCGGTCGCGCCACTCGTCGGCTAGGCGGGCCCGGAGCGCGGCCGTAGCGGTCAAGGCTCCCGCAGTCCGTTGGGCGGCGTCGGCGTCGTATCGGGCAGGAGATTCATCACGTCTTCGATCGCCGCCAGCTGCTCGTCGCTATAGCCGGAGAGATCGATCACGGCCATCGGGTCATCGTCGCGCCCTAACCGGCCGCGGCCGTCGCGCCAGGAGACATTGTCAGTCGAGAGCCCGATCGCGAGACGCCCGGCGCGCTGTGCGGCGAGAATCGCGATCGTGAGCGCCCGAAGGGTAAGCGCCCCGTCGCGCGATGCGCGGAAGCCGTCCGGACGGCCATCGCGATCGTACATCGGCTCGCGCATCCGGAGACTCGCGATACCCTCTGCCGCGCGGGCCAGGGCGCCCCGGGCGGCGCCAAACACGTCGTCATCGAAGCTGAGCTTCTGGACTGCGAGATCGCGACCCCGCTCCTGTAGCCGCTCGGTCACCACAGCGTCGATCGCCGCGCGATAGGCGGCTTTGGCATTCGCCTGGCTGTCGGCCCAATGCTCCCCGCGGGCGCGGCGCTGGATGGTCTGGAGGGCGACCATTCCTAGGAGCCCCTCGCGCTCGGCGGCTTCCTCGATGGAAGGCCAATGCCTGGCGCCCGGCTCACCCGGAACGGTGTAGCCTTCGATATAGGCCCGCTCGGTATTCAGCCAGGCTTCCGCGAGGCGTGCTGCATACGCGGCTCGCTTGCGCTGCTCGGCGATCGACGGTCTATGCAGGGTTCTAGGCATGAGGGAGAGTATTGCCCAATACAGGCGCAGTTCCGCAACCGGATTGTCGGGCAGAGCGTAGACCCTGCGCAGGAGGGCGACTACCGGATCGTTAGCCGGGGCTCATGCCATCTCCCTGCCGCGTGAGCAGCCTGGCAATCGCCCTCCGGACCCAGACGGCCCGCTGCATGCCAGCCTCTGCCGCCACCCGGTCGAGCGCAGCCATCTGGCCCGGCGTGAGGCGCACCTCGAGGCGCTCGGTATGCACCTGCCCCGAAGGGCGGCCGGGCCGCCGCCTCTGCTCCTGCCCATGCGTGCTCATACCCCCTCATATAGCGCCGGCTTCGGGCTGGGGCAAAACATTTTTTCCGCCGGCTGCATTTTCCTATTGACACGGTTTAGCGCCGGCACTATATTCCAATCATAGAGAGCGGCAATCGAGGCCCGCGAGGCCCCCGACCCGCCACCGG